TTAAAAGTTAATATAGAAAATATGTTACGTAAGTATCATAACTTCGGAAAAGAATTAGAACATCATGGATTAATCGTTGAATATTCAACTCCATGGCCAATAGAACACGAAGAAAGAAAATTACCTAAAACTGGTTATTATAAAGATCAACCGTTTTGGGGAACAAGAGAAGAAAGAATCAATGCATTAAACCAATGGATTTCAACGATGGATAAGTTGGGTATGCAAAGAGTAAAGTATCCAGAGGAATGGTTACTTTTAAATGGTGAACGTTATGCTAAAGAAAAAATGGAAAGCGTTTCATCGGTGCATCTCTCTCCAGAGATGTATAGAAGAAAAGAATGGGGAAATAACCATGTACAATTGTCCGATTTTATGGTATAATATACCCTGTATAAATAAATAATGAGAGGAATATGCCAAGTATAGATTTAACACCTAGGAAAAATAAAAATCCTAAGGATACAAGACCACCAAAACCAATGCCATTCGATATTGGATTACGCAAATTTAGGAAAGCCGTTGAAAGAGCGGGTATCTTACAAGATGTTCGTAGAAAAGAATTCTATGAAAAACCTACTGCAAAACGCAAAAGAAAAAAAGCTGAAGGTATAGCTAGGTGGAAAAGGACCGAACGCTCAATGCAATTAAAACCACAAAAAGGCCACTGGAGGTAGATTATGGGAATAATGGATAAATTAAAAAAGAATTCGAAGATTAAAACAACAGATGTTTTATCAGACTCGGTTTTCTTTAAAGAACAGGACGTAGTTGTAACTGACGTCCCAATGGTAAATGTCGCCTTATCAGGTGATATAGATGGAGGCTTAACTTCTGGTTTAACAGTATTAGCTGGTCCATCCAAACATTTTAAAACTTCATTTGCATTGCTTATGGCAAGTGCATATTTGAAAGAACACGATGATGCAGTATTATTGTTTTATGATTCAGAATTTGGATCTCCTCAACAATACTTTGAATCGTTTGGTATAGATACTAGTAGAGTATTACATACACCTATTACAGATGTTGAACAACTTAAGTTTGATCTAGTTTCACAATTAGATAACATTGAAAGAGGTGATAAAGTAATAATCGTAATCGATTCTATTGGTAACCTTGCATCTAAGAAAGAATTAGAAGATGCTCTAAATGAAAAAGGTGTAGCTGATATGTCAAGAGCAAAAGCTCTTAAAGGTTTATTTAGAATGACAACACCATATCTAACTATGAAAAACATTCCTTTATTAGCTGTTAATCATACATATCAAGAAATTGGTTTATTCCCTAAAGCTATCGTTTCAGGTGGTACAGGAATTTACTATTCTGCAGATAATATTTGGATTATTGGAAGACAACAGAATAAAACAGGAACAGAAATCAAAGGTTACAACTTTGTAATCAATGTGGAGAAATCAAGGTTTGTTAAAGAAAAGTCAAAAGTACCTATCACAGTTAGCTGGGAAGGTGGTATTGAGTCTTATAGTGGTTTGTTGGATGTTGCTCTTGCTGGTAATTACGTTGCTAAGCCTAGTAACGGTTGGTATTGCAGAGTTGATCAAGATACTGGAGAGCTGGTCGATCCAAAAGTTAGAGAGAAAGACACTCTTCAAAAAGATTTTTGGACACCGATTTTTGAAGGAACAGACTTCAAAAAATTCATCAAAGGTCATTACCAAATCGGCCATAAACCGTTATTGGATGTAGAAATTACTGGTGATGAAAGCGTGGAAGCAGATGAGTAATATAAGCGACCACGATTTTGTTTTCTTAGAAAAGGAAACAGAAGATTTTTATGGGGTGAAATTAAAAACTGGAAAATGGAAAGGCGTTCAATTTATATATGGAAGCGTCTCTATAAAAGAAACCCCAGAATTGGATACTGCAACTTTAAGTTTTACTTATAATCTTACAGATAGTGCGCAGTTTGAAGAGTCTGAATTAATAGCAGATATGGAATTTAAAAACCATTTAGGTGACATTCTGCAATACGTAATATCAGATTCATTAGATAATAAAGGAGCAATGATTGGACATATCGACACAAATACCGACTCACATACTGAGTCACCTAATAAATGATGAAGAATATTGCCGTAAGGTAGTACCATATCTCAAAAAAAGCTATTTCGAAGGAAGTCATAAGGTTGTATTCAATCTTATAATTGACTTTGTTACTGCACACAATAAGATACCATCAGGTAAAGTATTAGAATTAGAGTTACGTAAAGTAGCTGCACCTGATGATGTGCTAAATCAAGCAAATCAACTTATACAAGAATGTAAAGAAAAATCAGACATTGATCATGAGTATATTCTTGCAGAATCAGAAAAATGGTGTCAAGAAAAAGCTGTATATAATGCTATTATGGAATCAATATCTATTATCGATGGAAAGTCTGATGATGATAGAGGAGAAGGAATGATTCCAGAAATCCTTACTCAAGCTCTTGGTGTTAGTTTTGATCCTAATATTGGTCATGACTATATAGACAACTCTGAAGAAAGGTATGAATTTTACAATAAAGTTGAAAGTAGAATACCATTTGATTTAGATTACTTTAATAAAATTACAAAAAACGGTTTACCTAATAAAAGCCTTAATATTTGTTTAGCAGGAACAGGTGTAGGTAAATCTTTATTCATGTGTCATTGCGCTGCAGCTAATATTGATCAAGGTAAAAACGTTTTATACATAACATTGGAAATGGCAGAAGAACGTATCGCAGAAAGAATCGATGCTAATCTTATGAATTTCCCAATAGAACAATTAGAAAGTATGCCAAAAAATGTATTTGATCAAAAGATCTCAAAGATCGCTCATGGTCATATAGGCAAACTAATTGTAAAGGAATATCCAACGGGTGCAGCCCATACTGGACATTTCAGAGCATTGCTCAACGAATTAAAACTTAAAAAGAACTTCAAACCTGATATAATTTATATAGATTATTTAAATATTTGCTCATCTAGTCGCATCCGCGGGTTAGGTGGAAGTATAAATACTTATTCATATATCAAAGCAATAGCTGAAGAGCTACGTGGTTTGGCGGTAGAATTCAATGTTCCTATAATGAGTGCAACACAGACCACGCGGTCTGGTTTCAGTAATACTGATGTTGGCTTAGAGGATACATCTGAATCATTTGGTTTACCAGCGACAGCTGATCTAATGTTTGCTCTAATTTCAACAGAGGAACTAGAAGGGCTTGGTCAATTAATGGTAAAACAATTGAAAAATCGTTATAATGATCCTACTAAATACAAAAGATTTGTAATTGGTGTCGATCGATCAAGAATGAAATTATACGATGTAGAAGAGTCGGCTCAGTCTGATATCATGTCTGACATGGCACCAGATACTGGACCGATAAATACGTTCGGTGATAGGGAAAGTAAAGACTTCACCGAATTCAAAATATAGAGGAGGAATCTATGAATATATTTACAAAAGCCAAAGATTGGCTAATGGCAAGAATGCCCGAAAGAACTTCACACGATGGAATATTACTTATTGTAGTATGCGGATCAGTGGTACTTTTTGGTGGTGTTGTCAAACTACTCGCATGGGTAGGTTTAGCTTGGGGTGTTTACACTCTAGTTAGAGGAGAGAAATAATGATGAACATGAAAACAGCACTCTTTAGTGCATTATTATTATTACCATCATTTGCGGTACAAAGTGATACATCAGGTACCGTAGCACTATCTTCAGATTATTTCTGGAGAGGCATATCTCAAAATGCGGGTAACCCAGCGTTAAGTCTCGGATATGAGATTAAAGATAACGGATTTTATGCCGGTATTTGGGGAAGCCAAGTGGATTATGGAGATGAAACATCTATTGAATACGATCTATACGCTGGTTATGCATTAGCAATAACAGACGATCTTTCAGTGACAGGTGGTATGATACAATATAATTGGGATACGAATCTTGATATTTTAGTTGATGGACATGGTCAAAATACGCATGAGCAATATGAAGAAGTATTCGCGAAAGCAAGATATAAAACTATGTCTGTAGCATACTATGTAGAAACTAATGACTCTGATAAACATTATTTTGAAGCGTCTTATGGATTACCATTTATTACTGTAGTCGATGTAAAAGTCGGATACGCAGAATGGTACTACGGAGATAAGCATGCTTCTGTAACGGTCTCGAAGGATCTAGGCGATTATAATCTTGGTATCATGGTTATGGACGGAGCTAGACACGGTGATCCGTTTGATATGGCCGCAGTAACAGTGGCATACAACTTTTAAATTATATTAAGGAATAATTGATTGAAAGTAAAACTTATATCATATAGCCAACCAGCTGAAGAATTCAAAATTGAAAATGGCGATCTTCTTCAGCTGGTTGCATTTTGTGCAAGAGTCTCAAATCCAGATGGTCAACATAACGAAAAGACCTCAGAGAAACTTGTTAAATACTTAATTAAACACAAACATTGGTCACCACTTGAAATGGTTAATGTTTGCTTAGAGATCGAAACAACAAGAGATATCGCAAGACAAATCTTAAGACATCGATCTTTCTCATTTCAAGAATATTCACAAAGATACGCGGATCCTCAAGATATGGAGGTTGCGTTTACTACACGAGAAGCTAGATTACAAGATACTAAAAATAGACAGAATTCTATTGATCTTGATTCAAATGATTCGATTAATTATATATGGGAATCATATCAAGAAATTATCATTGAAAGATGTAAAAAGGCATATGATTGGGCACTTGCAGCTGGTATAGCTAAAGAACAAGCTCGAGCGGTCTTGCCCGAAGGTTTAACTATGAGTAAGATGTACGTTAATGGAACACTAAGATCTTGGATCCATTATGTAGAACTCAGATCTGCAAATGGTACTCAGAAAGAACATATGGAAATAGCTAAAGAAATAGGCGATGTAATATATAAAATCTTTCCTTTAGACGATATTATTTAAAAAAAGTGAAAATAAGTGAAAAAAAGCATGTACAAACCCTCCAAACTGTG